TGCGTTCAAGGCGGGAGACATCTTCACCATTGACGGGGTGAACATGGTCAACCCGATCACGTATGAGGACAGCGGCCATCTGCAGCAGTTCTCGATACAGGCGGACCTGTCGGGCTCAACCACGGCGACGTTGTCGATTTCTCCGGCCATCATCACGTCGGGTCAACTGCAGACCGTGACCGCGGCCCCGGCGAACAACGCGGCGGTCTCGTTCTTGGGCAGCACAGGCACGGTGGGCGCCACGATGGCGGCGACCGCGAGCAAACAGTCACTGGTGTTCAACAGCGCGGCCTTCGCGTTCGTCATGGCCGACCTCAAGTCGCCCCTGCCGGGTGCGAACAGCAAGCGGATGAGCAACAAGGACGCGGCGATCAGCATCCGGTGGTCGGAGCAGTGGAACGCGCAGACGGACCAGAGCATGTCGCGCCTGGACACCATCGGCGGCATTGCCTCAATCCTGCCCTACTACGCCTTCCGGGCATTTTCCTCGTAAGGGAGCATTGACATGGCATTGACAGCAACGACTCTTTCGGCCGCAGCCGCGGCAAGCGATTCGATCATTTACGTGACCTCTGGCACCGGGTTTCCCGGCGTCGGGGTCTCGAGCAAGTCACAGCGGGTGCAGGTGGACGGCGAGTTCATGTACACCGTGGACGGCATCTGTCAGGTGGTTTCGGGCCAGATCAAGGTCCGCAGTCGCGGGGCGGATTCCACCAGTGCGGTCGCGCACGACATCCTCGCCCCGGTGGTGACCAGCGCGGCTGGGGCCGACTGGGTGGGCATCCCGTCGATGCCGGCGTATCCCGGGGTCTACAAGGCGGTCAGCGTGGGGCAGAACGGCGTCATCGCGGTGCCGACCAGCAACACGATTGTGGCCTTGACCAAAGCCACGGCCCTCGCGTCTACGACCTTGGCCGACCCGGCAGCGGACCAGGAGGGGTTCCTGGTGGTGCTGACAGCGGCGACCAACGCGGCCCATGTGGTCACGACGGTCTCGGCGTATGACGGCACGACGGGTGCTCACACGACGTTGACGTTTGCGGCCTACATCGGCGCGAGCATCACGCTGGCCCCGGTCAAGGGCGGCTGGAACGTGGTGGCGAACAACGCCGTGACAGTCACGTAAACATCCTGCGGCCCGGGCTGGTCATGACGACTGGCCCGGGTACAGGCGTCTTCAAGGGAGACTCATTTGTCGATCATTCACACGCAAGACTCCGCGCACGCCAGAGAACTCGCCAAGTGGGAGTCGCAACCGACGGCGCAATGTCCGTCTCCGCTGCGGCCCTACGTCTATCAAGAGGTGCCGACCATGTGCTACTACGCCGAGCGCCCCGTGGGCGGCGGTGCGGTGGTCTGGCGCAAAGAGGTGGCCGAGACGGAAGCGGTGGTCGCCAATCTGCAGAGCCGCGGCTGGGGCGTCGGCCAGGCTGCAGCGATAGCGGAACTCGAGAGCCGTGAGGCCGCGCTGGCACTGGCGGCCGCTGAACGCGCCCACAACGACCGTGGGATGTCTGACAAGGCCCGTGCGGAGGCTGACGCCTTCGATGAGACCGTGGCGGACCACGTCGGGGCGATTCCCGACACGCCGATTGTGCGTCGGAAGCATCGCGCTTCGAAGTAGTACGACCATGCACCCTGCGGGGTGTCTCGCGGCCAATTCCGGTCGCGTGCATGGAAGGTAGGCTGATATGAACACCATCTCGGGTGGGGGCGTCCTCACCAGCAAGAACATCTCGGATCTGAACGCGAACTTTACGTCGTTGTTGGGCGGCATCAACCCCGGCACGATCATTTACTGCCAGCCCTCCTCGTCCAACCTCGGGACGCAGGATGGCAGCCAGACCAAGCCCTACACCGACCTCCCGACGGCGTTCTCCAAGGCCCAGGGGGGCAAGAACGACGTGGTGGTCTTGGTGGGCAACGGCGCGGCCAACGGGTCGGCGCGACTCGCGGCGGCACTGGACTGGAACAAGAACGCGGTGCATCTGATCGGCATCAGTTCGGGCGTGAACATCAGCAACCGGTCGCGCATCACCCCGGTGTCTGGCGCCACCGCGTTTGCCACGCTCTTTACGGTGTCGGGCAACGGGTGCCTGATCAAGAACATCCAGTTCTACCACGGGTTCACGACCGGCACGACCGCGCAGATCTGTCTGACAGTCACCGGCACGCGCAACCTGTTCGAAGGGTGCCACGTCGCCGGCATGGCTGACCAGGAGTCGGCGGACGATGCCGGGTCGCGCAACGTGAAGATTAGCGCGGACGAGAATATGTTCGTGGGCTGCACGATTGGCGTCGATACGGTCACGCGTGGCGCGGCCAATGCCTCGGTCGAGTTTGCCGGGGCGACAGCGCGGAACCAGTTCATCGACTGCATTTTCCCGTTCATGACGGACGCGGCTGGCGTGCTGGGGATTCTCGGCACGGGCGCCGGGTGCATGGACCGGTTCCAGTTGTTCAAGAACTGCGACTTCATCAACGCGACGGGATCGACCTCGACCACGATGACGGTCTTGGGGAGTCTGACCAGTGCCTCGCCGGGCGGCATTCTGCTGTTCCGCCGGTGCGTGCTGGTGGCGATTGGCGAGTATGGCGACACGCTGGCGTTGACGCACAGCTACATTGACGGGCTGACTGGGGCTGCGGCCACATCCGGCATCGCCGTCAAGCCTTCCTAACCCCCTACGGGGCAGGCGTCCCTTGATGTCTGCCCCGGCTTCTAGAAAGGCACGCCCGTGGCCTCTACCGCCGTCACCGCCTCCAGCCTCATCACCTCCGCACTCGATGCGTTGGGCGTCTATGGCGTGGGTGAGCAGACCTCGGCCGCGGATATTGCCGACGGCCTGCGCCGGCTGAACGCGATGTTGTCGTCGTGGGCGATTCAGCCGCTGACCATCCCGGTGGTTTCGCGGGAAGTCTTCACCGTGACGGCGAATACGGCCGCGTATACCATCGGGCCGAGCGGGGATTTCAACACCATCCGCCCCACGCGGATTCAGACGGCCACGCTGCTGCTCAACAGTGCCTCACCGGCGATTGAGGTGCCCTGCGGCATTCTCTCCGAGCAGGCGTGGCAAGCCCTCCAGAACAAAGACCAGACCAGTACGCAATGGACGCAGGTGTTCTACCAGCCGACGTTCACCACGGGCGGTCTCGGGACGGTGACCTTGTGGCCGATTCCGACGACGGCTGACAACGACCTCGTGTTGTATTTCCCACAGCCCCTTGTCGAGTTTGCGAATGCCACCAGCACGTATCAGATTCCCCCCGGCTTTGAGGAGGCGCTCGTGTACGGCTTGGCCGTCCGATTGGCGGGGCCGCACGGGATGAGTGTGCCGGATGACATCCGACAGTTGGCGGTGCAGTCCAGGGCGACGATTAAGCGGCAGAACATGCCGGTGGCGGAACTGGGCAACGACATGGCGGCGATTGGCGACATCGGGCGCCAGTATGGCTACAACATCCAGACCGGAAACATGTGAGGCGATAGATGGCACAAGGATTTCTCTGCGTAGATTTATTGAAGGATGCGACGGCGGACGAGACCATCAGCAATTGGGTGGACTGTCGAGGTCGGACGCATCTGGTGTTTTACCTGTCGAGCTCCGGCACGACCTCGGGTGGCGCGATTTCCCTCGAGGAAATGCTGCCAGTGGGCAAGCCGGGGGGGCAAGTGCCCGGGCTGCCGTTCTCTGGCACCAACAGTTTGATCACCACGGCGATTAACGCCTCGACGTTCACGGGCGGGGCGCAAGTGGCGCATCATGCGACGGTGGCGGCCTATGGCTGGGTTCGGGCGCGAGTCTCGACGGCCATCTCGGGTGGAGGGTCGATCTCGGTGGGGTTGGTGGCGGTCTAGTGATTCTCCCGACGCTGGTTGGCCCGTCCTACCGGTCGATGAGCCGCACCGCTGACCCCAGCGAGTGTGTCAACTGGTATGTCGAGCGGGTGGAAGACGCCAATGCGAAAGCCCCAGCGGTCTGTTACCCCACGCCGGGCTTTACCGCGCATCTGGACCTGACTCCGGGGCCGATTCGGGCCGAGCATCAAGCCTACGACGGGCGCGTGTTTGTCGTCTCGGGGTTCAATCTCTACGAAGTCCTCTCCACGGGCACCTCGTCCCTGCGCGGCACGGTGTCGGTGGACACGAACCCGGCGACCATTTCGAGCAACGGCGCGGCTGGGGGGCAACTGTTCATCACCTCGGGGGACGTGGGCTACAACTACGACCTCGCGACGAATGTGCTGTCGGTGGTGCTGGCCTCTGGGGCGGCGATGGGCGCGTATCTGAACAACGTGTTTATTTCGCTCGACACGACGCTGTCTACGATTCGGTTGTCGGACCTCGATGACGGCACGACCTGGGATCCGACGCAGTTTGCCCAGCGGTCCCTCGCGGCGGACCCGTGGGTCTCGATGACGATTGTCAATTCGGAGATCTGGTTACTGGGCGAGGTGACTTCGGAGGTCTGGGCGAATCAGGGGCTGTTCCCGTTCCCCTTTGCCCCGATTCCCGGCGCGTTCTTCAACACCGGCTGTGCGGCGCCGTACTCAGCCGCTGTCGTCAACAGCACGCTCATCTGGGTCGCCAAGAACGACCAAGGCGACGGCATGATCTGCCGGGGCAATGGCTATGCCGCCGAGCGACTCTCGACGCATCCGGTAGAGTTTGCGATTCAAGGCTATGCCAACGTCTCGGACGCCGTGACGTTCACGTATCAGGAGATGGGCCACGCGTTCTGGGTCTGCTCGTTCGTGGACGGCAAGCGGTCATGGTGCTACGACGTGGTCTCTGGGCTGTGGCACGAGCGTGGCTTCTGGAACGTCACGACCTCGAGCTACGAAGCGTCACGGGTGATGTATCACTGTCAGAGTTTCAGCGGCACGCATCTGGTCGGCAGCCGGCTGGACGGGCAGACGTATCTGCTCAGCAACAGCGTGGCGACCGATGTGGACGGCACCGGGATCCGACGGCTGCGGGTGTTTCGCGGACTAGACGCCGAGCAGGACCAGGTGGCCTATCCCTGGCTGCAGATTGAGATGCAGAGCGGGGTGGGAATTGCCACCGGCCAAGGGTCGGACCCGCAAGCCATGCTGCAGATGTCCAAGGACGGCGGCTATTCTTGGGGCGCTGAACGCTGGGAGCCCATGGGCAAGATTGGCGAGTATCTGGTCCGCACGGTCTGGCGCCGGCTGGGGCAAGCACGCAATGCGGTATTCAGGCTGGTGGTGAGTGACCCGGTGTATCCCGTGGCGCTAATTCAGGCGATTGTTAAGCCGATACGTGGGGCCAGCTAATGGCTGATGTTGTGCCCGTGCCGATTCGGTCCAAGGTTGTGGAAGCCGCTGGTGTGCTGACGCGTGACCTTGTGCGGTTCTTCGAGGCAATTCGGCAATGGCTAGGGAACACGACACGTCAGGTGGCGTCCGTCGCGTTGACCGCACAAGCGGCGGCGATTGTCACAACGAGTATCCCGACCAATGAGCTTGAGACCGGTCTGTATCGGGCCACCTACAGCCTGAGGATCACGCAGGCGGCGACGTCGAGCAGTTCGGCGGCGGTGACCTTCGGGTGGACAACAAACAGTGTGTTGTGCAGCCAAGCCTTCGCCGCAGTGACAGGTAACACGACGGCCAGTCAGTCCTCTGGGGCCGTGACGGTGCTGGTCGAT